TATATAATCTTGCAGCCATGAGTCATGTTCGTATTAGTTTTGACGTTCCAGCATTTACGATTAAGACAAATGCACTTGGGGTATTGAATATGTTAGAGGTTGTAAGAACTGTTGTACCAAAGGCAAAGTTCTATCAAGCATCATCTTCTGAAATGTTTGGAAATAGTGTTGATGTAAAAGGGTATCAAAATTTACAAACTCCAATGCATCCTGTAAGCCCTTATGGTTGTGCAAAGGTTATGGGGTATAATCTCACAATACATTATCGTAATGCATATAAGATGCACGCCTGTAATGGTATTCTCTTTAATCACGAAAGTCCGAGAAGAGGAACAAACTTTGTGACAAACAAAGTTGTTAAAACAGCAGTACAAATACAAAGAGGTATTAAGGATAAACTTGAACTAGGAAATATGGACAGTAGCCGTGATTGGGGTCACTCTTATGATTATGTTCGAGCCATGCATAAAATTGTAAACCATGATGTACCGAATGATTGGATTGTTGCGACAGGAGAAACTAAAACAGTTCGTCAAATGTGTGAGTATGTATTTGGTAAATTAGATATGGACTACAAAGATTACGTTGTGCAGAATCCTAAATTTATGCGACCAGAAGAACTTAGATATCTTTGTGGAGACTCTTATAGAACAAGAGATGAATTAGATTGGACACCACAATATACTTTTGAAACAATGCTTGATGAAATGATTGAACATTGGAATTTTCACTTTGGACAAAGAGCCTTTGTATAGTCTTGATCTTATCAATAGTATTTCTTGGATAAATTACCCTGCAACATTTTTATATGACATGACTGTTGTAGCTCTTGGTATGTTTGTGGCATTTTATTGGAGACTGACTCCTGCGTATTTTCTTGTTCCACTTTACTTTGGACTCGCAATCTGGTATCAAACGACATGAGTGGTTGGTTAGTTGCACTAACAGGTTTTATCTATCTTTATGTGTCTATTGAGATGCTCTTTAAAAACGATCATGCACTATCAATTGTTTACTTTGGATATGCTCTTGCAAATGTTGGATTGTATCTTGCAGTTACTCGACTGAATTAATGTTAAACTTTTATTAAACCTTTATTACTTTACTATTAAATCTTTATTACTTTCCTCAATTTTTATTTTATTTAACATAAGTAGTTTTGTACAAATATCAACTCTGACTCTATGGAGAAAACTACTATGACACGTTCTATATTGTTCGCAACTTCAATTCTTTTTATTTCAATCGGTTCAATTTTTCCTGTTTTTGCTGGTTCTTATGCCGAATATAAGAATGAGTATAGTATGAAATCATGGGATAAAACAGGCTCAGTCGATCATCTTAGATTTGGCTATAAGGCAAAAAATAATCTTTATATCGAGGGTGGATACATGACAGGAGGTTATAGTTGGGAGACAGGGTATAAATTTAAAGTGACTGATAAAGTTACTATAAAAGGAAAACTAGAAAATAAAAATAGAGATGGAACATCAAAAAGTAAAATAGAAACTGAAATCAGATTTAACTTCTAAGGGGAAAAATTATGTTTACAAAATTAAAGTGCTTTTTTTTATTTCTTATATTCTCTAGCTTAATAACAAATCACGCTAGTGCAAGAGATCAAATACGGATTGTTGGTTCTTCCACAGTTTTTCCATTTTCAACGGCAGTTGCTGAAGAATTTGGCAATAATACCGAATTTAAGACGCCAGTTGTAGAGAGTACAGGCTCTGGAGGAGGTTTGAAATTATTTTGTAATGGTATTGGAACTGAACATCCAGATATTACTAATGCATCAAGAAGAATAAAACTTAGTGAAGTCAATAGATGTAATGAAAATGGTGTTAATGAAATCATTGAGGTTAAAATAGGGTATGATGGAATTGTAATTGCTAATTCCAGATCATCAGATAAAATGGAGATTACTTTACAGCAACTTTTTCTAGCACTTGCTAAAGATGTGCCTGAAAAAGATGGCACTCTAACTCCTAATCCATATCGCACTTGGAATGAGATAGACGCATCTTTACCCAACAAAAAAATAGCTGTATTAGGGCCTCCTCCTACATCTGGTACTAGAGATGCTTTTAACGAGCTTGCAATAGAAGGCGGTTGTAAAACATTTCCATCGTTGGCTGCATTGAAGAAAAAAGATAAAAATAGATATAAAGCAGTTTGTCGTTCCATAAGAGAAGATGGAGCATACATTGAGGCTGGAGAAAATGACAACTTAATAGTTCAAAAACTTCAAGCTGATACATCTGCCTATGGTGTTTTTGGATACAGTTTTCTCGACCAGAACTCTGATGCTCTTCAAGGAAGTTTAGTAGACGGAGTTGCTCCAGAGTTTGAAAAGATTGCTTCTGGAGAATATCCTGTTTCAAGAAGTCTTTATTTTTATATAAAAAAGAAACATATTGGTGCTGTTTCTGGAATAGAAGAATTTATTGAAGAATTTACAAATGAATTAACATGGGGCCCTGAGGGCTACTTGATAGAAAAAGGACTTATTCCCCTTACTGAAGGTGAGAGAAATAATATTGCAAGTGCATCAAGAGAGTTAAAAGTTTTTAGTGCTTCTGAGTTAGAATAAATTTATTAGTAATACTTGTAGCAGTTTTTAGTCAATCAAAAACTGCTACACTCTTTTTGCCTTTCTTAACATAGCCATCTTTTTATAAGAGACAATCCATTGTTCGACAGTCTTTATTTTCTTTTCTGAAAAAGTGGTTTTGAGTTTTCTTTTTGCATATTCTTTTTTAGTTAGTTTTGCAAACTCTTTACCAATAAACATAGAACAAAGTTTAAGATAGTCAGCTCTAAAACTCCAATCGTGGTTCATGTTTCCACAAAGGTGAGCAAACTCATGTAGAATAGTTGGTTTGCACATTCCAGATGTCGGATTAATTTTCATCACTCCATTTCCATATGCCATACCAGCCATCCTGTAACCTTGAAGTTTTTTCAATACAGGTGAAAAAGAAACATTAGCTTTCTGTGAAATATATTTTGATTCTTTATTCTTTTTACATAGTTTCTGATATGTTGCAGACTTGGAAACTTTCTTGAAAAATCTTTCAACGTCTTTCCATTCCATGTAACCATTGCTTGTTGAAACTTCAAGTTTTGCTCTCGTAACTTTACACTTAATATTTTTGACTTCTCTAATGGCTGCATTTTCGGCATCATACACTTTTTGTTGTGAGGAGTCTCTATATCCTTTACGACCATATCCATTTTGCTTTTTGGCTTTAGACCAATAGTCAATATACTTATTTGCAAGAGTGTAAGTATTTGACCCTTTTGGAATAGGATATTTTGATATCATATCTTGAATCTCAAAAAGATTAGGATAATGTATTGTTTCTGGTTTACTCATTTGTCGGCCATTCAAGAAGAAACATCTCCATGAGTAAATCTCTTACTTTCTCACGATCAATAGAATCAGCACAAAATTCATTACCAACAGGATTTTTTAAGTATTCCATAACACAGGCTTGAATTTGTTTTTGGTTGGCACTCATATCATAGAGACCGCCAACACCATAAAAGGACTCCACATACTTACAAAAATCACTAAAGTCTTTTTTTGTGACTTTCTTCGTATTATTCCAATCACTCTCATTAATATATGTAATCATCAATTTTCCTTTTTTCTCGATCTTACTTTTAGAGTATACCAAAAGATAATAGCATTGTCAAGAAAATAATTTTCTGTAAGTCATTGATTTTAAAGGATTCTTTTTTTTATTTTTTTTTATTCTCTAAGCCATTGATTTTAAACGATTCTTTTTTTATTTTTTTTAAGTCATTGATTTTAAACGATTCTTTTTTCTTGACTCTGCCCTTGTCTTTTGATATAGTTAAAAAGAATTGAGAATTATCCACAAAAAGGAAATATTGTGAGTAAAATAGAAGAAGATTATGTCATAAGTCTTAAAGGTGAAGAAATGTTCAGAAGTAAATCTGAAAAGGATGCTAGGTCTGCTTTTCATAAACTAACAAAAAAACATGGTAATGATGTAGAGGTTGTTAAAGGTGTTGGTTTAACAGATGCCCTGAGAACGGTTGTTGAGCTCGAAAAAAAATTATTTGAAGTAAACAAGCTTCGGAGGAGAAAATGTAGTGCAGGAAAAAAACTACAATTTGGTTGGCTGAAGATAAAAATTGAAGAAGAATTAAAAACATTAAGAGAAAAGGAAATATTATGAGAGACTTAACTTTAACTGAAGTCAAAACATCTATTGGTCAAAGTGGATTCACATTGAATCAACTTAATGAAATCTCTGTTATACTAGCAGAAGCTAAAGAGATGGCTGTTCAGACTTCTCTATCAGTAGGTGATAAGGTTTATGTAGTGCAGAAAACCAAGAAGACTCTAGGCATTATAAAGAAACTCAATCTGAAGAAGGCTCAAGTAACCATGAATGGTGGTGTCGTTTACAATGTACCTTATTCTATGTTGGAGACTGCAAATGAATAAACCTTTAAAAATGATATATTGTGATGCCCTTACGGCTCGTATCACAAAGATTCTTAAATATGATGATTGTCCATTTGACCTTTTTCCAAAAATGGATATGGAAAATTTTGGGTCGATTGTGTACGACACAGACGAGAATGGATATTTCAAAACAACAAAAAGAACCATAAAGAAAATTTTTGATAAAAATGGTACTGAATACAAAATTACTGTTGAAGCAATTAAAGATACAAAAAGTGTTGACGAATTTACAGTAGGTGGTTGATATATGAAAGTAGATAAAGAAATAAGAATAGGTGGTTCTTTTACCTATAAAGGATTTACACTTCGTAATCATGGATATGAAGATGAAGATAGGATTATCTCAAATTGGTTTGAGGTTGTTAATCCAGAAGAAAAATCAGTAGAGCTGGTTCAAGGATTTACCTATGATGATACAGGAGTTAAAAAGTATTTTAAAGAATGGGTAAACAATTTTTTAAAAAAGACTTGACTTTTAAATTTAATATATAGTATAGTGAGAGAATGAATATGTTAGCTAAAGATGTGATAATGACAAATCCTAAAATATCTTTTAAAGATAGTATTGGGCAAAAAGTATTTGGTCAAATTGAATATGTTGAGAGTGTGAATGTTCTTCCTATCTCGACAAGCACTCAAGATGGAAATCCTTTGACTCAAAAAGAAATAAAATACCTCAAGAAGAAGTCTGAGTATTTTCAGAAAAAGACTTTATCTGAAGCCTATTATGTCGTTAAAAGGTTAAAAGGTGATTATGATTACCTATCCCTAGATGACCCTTCTATAACAATAGAGGAATAAAAGAAAGAACAATAATGTTAGAAACACTTATAAATGTTGGAGTATACCTTCCAAAGTATACTACAGGAATGTTTGTACTTATCACAAACATAGTTGCCAATGTTGGAGAAACTGAAATTAATATGCAACTCAAAGACGAGTTTCAAACACTTCACGAATGTGAAGCTGCGATTAATCGTTTTGAGAATACAACAGAACTTGCATATATATTACAGGGAAATGAAGATTTAAAATTTATAATGAAATGCGAGGAAAAAGGAACAGATGTTTAATGGATTATTTGAAACAGGAGGAGCAATCCTTCTGTCTACTGTGATTGCATATGATGACAATTCACGATTAGATAACATTTATGTTATAAGAACTGAGTATGATAGTATTTTTAAATGTGAAGTTGAAAAAGAAAGTTTAGAAATGGTAACAGAAGAATATACTTTCTTGAAAAACGTAAAACAAACTTTTCCTGCTCTTGATAAAGATGGATTAGCACTTTTAAAAAATGTTTGTGTGGAAGAAAATGTAGATGAGTCAAAATGAAAGAATTAAACTTTTTGTAGGTTGTGCTCCAAATGGTGAAGATGCAGAAAGTCAAATGGTTCTTGAGTATACAGCTCGAAAGCACTCCTCCCTCCCTATAGATATTGTCTGGATGAAAATTAATCCAGATAAAGAAAGTTTTTGGGGTGGATGGAAAAGTGAACTGTGGTCGACTCCCTTTAGTGGATTCAGATGGGCAATACCAGAATACTGTAAATTTAAAGGTCAAGCAATCTATATGGATTCTGATATGATTGTTTTACAAGACCTTGCCGAATTATGGAATGAGCCATGGGAAAGTAGGTCTATACTGCAATCTAAGGGTGGCTGGAGGTTCTGTGTTGCAAAGTGGAACTGTGAACGTGCAGAACATCATATGATACCTCTGAGACGCATGAAAAACATACCAGAAAGTCATTTAAGACTATGCAATCTCTTTCCAAGTAAACCACATCTCTGTCAGGACTTTAACCGTAGATGGAATAACTATGATGGAGAAAATGACCCTATAGATGAAATTAAGATTATTCACTATACTGATATGAGTACGCAGCCACATTTTAAATATGCATTTCCTCGTCTTGAAAAAGATGGAAAACAGCATTGGTATGATGGGCCTGTTCGTGACCATAGAAGAAAAGATGTTGTTGAAACCTTCGATAAATATTATAATGAAGCATTGAATGATGGTATGAAAGTTGAAGATTATATTCCTTCCAAATGGATTGATTATCATAAACTAAGTCAAAAAGATTATCGTGCAGCCAATGGATTTGATGTAACACAAGGCGAATAAATTATGGAAGTAGATTTTGTAGGGGATATTCCGTCAAGTCCTCAAGAGGTTATCTTTGCATCATGTGATGAAAAATATTTCTATGACCATGCACCAGCACTCATAGCAAGTTGTTGCAAATCAAATAATTCTTTGCATTTGCACATTATTAATCCAACAGATAAAGTATGGCCTGACACAGTTCTCTTTAAAGAAAAGACAAAGAAACTCAATCCGAATATTTCTCTTACAATATCTGGAGAGATTAATAAGAATGATGTTCTAAAGAAAAATGCAAGAACGTATTATGCTTGTAATCGGTTTATTATGTTACCGACTTTTTTACAGCAATTTAAAAGTATGCTCGTTGTAGACATTGATTGTTTTATAATGAAACACATTGACTTTAAAGATTTTTCAAATGCAGATATTGGAATCTTTCTTCGAGAACCTTTACCAAATATGGGCCCACAAACAAGTGTTGCAGCTGGAGCCTTCTATGCATCATTGGGAGGTATGGAATTTGTTCAAGCACTTTCTTCAACTCTTCTCGGAAGTAACATGGATTGGTTTGTTGACCAGATAGCACTTTGGAAACTTTATAATCATTTTAATGATGTCAAAAGAGATTTAAAAATTATGGATTTGGGGGATGATATGTTTATGGATTGGGAGTTCGTAGATAATTCTGTAATATGGACAGGCAAGGGCCCTCGTAAATACGAAAATACTATATATCTGAATAAGAAAGAAGAACTGACAAATCTCTTAGACCAGACGAGTATATTTTAATGAATGTTCTCATATTAAAACCACGACTTGATGTTATGTTTAAGAAAGGCCCTGTACCTACACAAAAAGGTGATATACCTCCAATAAGGGTTCATTGGAAAAACTTTGTTGAAGAAAGAGTTTCCTATCATAAATTTCAAAAAGACAATGTAAAGGTTGTTGAACTTCCTCTCTGGCAAATGACTCCAAAACTTGTAGAGGATTTTAATGCCGACCTTACCTATATTCCTCACAAAGAAATGCAGAACTTTAATCTTGGGCCTTACACTCGAGCTAAGTTTTATATGCAAACTGTTTTTCCATGGCTCTTTTCAATTGATGAAAAAGGTTGGGGTGGTGGAAAAATGCATCAGATTACATATGATGGAAAAGATGCTGAGACAGATATCTATGAAGAATATAAAAGAGACTATGTAGAAAAGAATGTCAGTAAGTTCGATCAACCAAAGATAAAAGAAAAACTTGATATTCCTGCAAACTATATATTTTTTCCTTGTCAGTTACCGCATGATGAAACAATTAAATATCATAGTAAATATAGTGTAGAACAATGTCTTGAAGAAACTATTAAGTTTGCTATACATTGGGGATTACCAATTGTTATTAAAGGGCATCCTGTAAATCCTGCTTCAATGAAACCTTTAAAAGATATTGTTGCAAAGTATCAAGCTAAAAAAGGTGTGCCCGTTGTATGGGTAGAGAACGTCAGTATTCATCAACTTGTTAAAAAGGCTATGGCAGTCTATACTGTCAATAGTGGAGTTGGACTTGAAGCAATACTTCATGGTAAGAAAGTATTTCGATTTGGTGAAACAGACTATGATACTGTTACAGAAAAAGTAGAACCGACATATCAATCTCTACGCAACTCATGGCAAACCTCTCCCTTTGACTCTGCTGAACCATATTCACGTTTCTTTGAAATGTATGTTCAAAGTCACATAGACACTCGTAAATGGGTTTGGGATAGATTACCTAGATAGCAGATGCAATTGAAAGAAGTGATTTGGCAATAAGTTCAGCTTTAATCTTTAAATCTTCTTTATCTATTGCGTCTTTAATGTTATCAATTTGTAAAAGATCACCAATGAGTTCGTTATACTCATCTATAGTAATTCTTTTATCTTTTAAAAACTCTTTATAGGTATTGATTTTGTGTAGGTACTCGACTTTTAATTTATCAAGCTCTTTTTCGTTATCAGGAGTCATTACTTAAACCTTCCTCCAAATGTTTTGATAGCATCACTTGTTACTTCAACAATAGTTTCTTTCTTCAAGACACAATATCCAGCACTTGGATTTTTTCTTGAATAAAGTTCTGAAACAAGAGAATGAATGTTATCATATATTTTTGTAGTATTGTCATTTAATGTTCCTGCACTATATTTTTGAAGAAACCTTGAATAATGTAGCATACTTGTTGTAGTTATAGTTGAACAATCGGTTGAATCTTCTGCTAATATGTTGAGATTAACAAGATACATATACTCAATATTGTCAAAAGGGTCTGGTAAAAGACCGCAAGAAGAAAGTAAAAAACATAGTAAAAAAACCTTGACTTTGCTCATCATTTGCACCATAATAGTTTAAATTGTAAGTGTATTTATAATAAGGATAAAAGTAATGGAAATAAAAGAATATGTATGGTGGTTTTTAATGCTAACAATGTTTGTCGTATTAACATGGCCTGTTTTAAATAAACTTTGGTTTATTGTATGATTGTTGGTCTTTTAGGACTTGCTGGTTCGGGCAAAGGAACTGTTGCTGATTACATGGTGACTGAGTTTGGTTATGAGAAACAATCCTTTGCCTCTCCTATCAAAGATATTACAAGTACTTTGTTTGGTTGGGATAGAGCTCTTCTTGAAGGTGATACAAAAGAGAGTCGTGAGTTTAGAGAAAAACAACAGGGAAAATATATTCCTAGAGATGTTCTGCAAAAGATAGGAACGGAATGTTTTAGAGATGCATTTAATCCTGACTTCTGGATAGATGCTCTTGAGAGTCGTGTGGATACGTCAAAGAATATTGTGATTGCTGATGTTCGTTTTAAAAATGAAATAGATTGGATACTTTCAAAACAAGGAAAGTTACTTTGGGTATCACGACCTGATAAAGAGCCACAATGGTTTTCTGAACTTGTGAACAATGGAACTAAACCT